ATTATTGTGGTGTTGGTCATAATGTGGTTGGTCGTGATTTTGTTGAAGAACACTTAAATATGTGTTTAGACCACAAAATTGACATTACTGGAACAAATGCTGAAGTGGCATTAGGCCAATGGGAATACCAAGTATTTTCAAAAGGTAAATTAAAAGGTGGAGATGACTTATGGATGAGTAGGTATTTCCTTTATAAAATTTCTGAAAAATATGGGTATCATATTGAACTTCATCCAAAACCATTAATTTATGGTGAATGGAATGGTTCAGGACTTCACACCAACTTTTCAAATGATAGAATGAGAAATAAAGGAGGGTATGAATATTTTTTATCAATATTTAATTCATTTGGGTCAAGACATCAAGAACATATTAAAGCTTATGGGTCTAATAACGATTTACGACTTACTGGTGACTTTGAAACACAATCAATTGATACGTTCAGTTGGGGTGTGTCAGATCGTGGAGCGTCTATTCGTGTACCACAAGACACGGCAAAAGAATGGAAAGGATATGTTGAGGACAGAAGACCTGGATCAAATGCCAATCCATATAAAATTATTAAAGAAATTGTAACATCTTTAGACACTGCAGAACAAATCTATGAGGTTAAACATATGATGAGTAAAGATATTAAGACGGAAGGGTTAAGTAAAAAGTTTGGTACAATGTCAAATGAAGAATTGTTAAAGGAATATAGAGAAGAATGATGGATAAAGAATGTATATGTGGTGGCACCGGACTTTGTCAGTGTCCCCCACCAAAAATAGAACAAGTAAACCATCCACAACATTACGGAGGACAGGACAACCCATACGAAGTAATTAAAGTTATTGATGCTTGGAACTTAGGATTTTCTTTGGGTAATACGGTTAAGTATATTTCAAGAGCAGGAAAGAAAAATAAAGAAAAAGAATTGGAGGACCTTAAGAAAGCAATGTGGTATCTTCAACACCATGTTGATAATTTAGAAAAAAATGTCTAATATGGATTGGAATCCAAACGACTGGCAAGGTAGAACCAGAGAACAAGTAGAAAGAAACAATAAAGTCTTTGGTTATTCGGTTATTATGTCAATAATCGTAGTAGTCATTGTATTAGTAGTACTGATTTTAAATTAAAAAAAAATGAAACTAACAGAAGAACAAAAAAATCATATTCATGAGCAATATGATGCCTTAAAACAAACAGATAAAGAGTTTGAGAAAATACACGATATGATTGTTGAACATTGTGTTGATGAATACATTGTTGATTTATCGTATGATGAGGATGGAGACCTATATGAGGAGTTTTCAAATGAAGTGTGGGATTTTTTAGAGACTATAAAATAAGAAGATGATAGAAACAGGAAAGATAATAAACGGAGATTGCGTTGAGGTAATGAAGACATTACCCGAAGGGTCTGTAGATTTAATTGTAACGTCACCACCTTATGGTGTTGGAATTGCGTATGACGTACATGAGGATGATGTTGAATTTAATGAATATGTTGAGTTTGCCAAAAGTTGGTTAAGTGAAGCATATAGGGTGTTAAAGGACGATGGAAGAATTGCCCTGAACATTCCTTATGAAATCAATAGACAAAAGAAAGGTGGAAGAATTTTCTTTGTTTCTGAGATGTGGCAAATAATGAAAGAGATTGGTTATGGGTTCTTTGGAATCGTTGACCTTGAGGAGCAATCACCACATAGATCTAAGACTACCGCATGGGGTTCTTGGATGAGTCCGTCTAGTCCTTATATCTATAACCCAAAGGAGTGTGTCATATTAGCATACAAAAAAAATCACATTAAAAAGGTTAAAGGAGAACCTCAGTGGAAAGGAACCCCTACTGAAATTGAACAGGAGGATGGAATCATAAAAAAGAAAGTTGTATATGAAGAGACAGATAAGAAAGAGTTTATGGAACTTGTGTTTGGTCAGTGGAATTACTTTGCAGATACTAAATCACTCACCAAGGCGACCTTCTCAATGGACATCCCAACAAAGGCGATTAAAATAATGTCCTACAAAAACGATGTAGTATTAGACCCATTTGCTGGTTCAGGAACAAGTTTGGTGGCTGCAGAAATATTGGGTCGTAGATGGTTGGGTATTGAGTTATCACCAAATTACGTGGAAATTGCCAAAACAAGAGTTGAATATTTTAAAACTTTAGGTCAAATACAAGAAATCCCATTTTCATAAATGGGATTTTTTATTTTATATAGTATTTATATATTATGAAAAATATCATTACAGAAATATTAAGAATTAAACAAATGATGGGAATTTTTGAAAGTCTTGAAGATGATAAAAAAATTTCAGACGAATACATAGAATTTATAAAAAACACATCAATCGATGACCAATTGGGTAAAGACAAAGAAAGGTATTTAGAATTACAACAAAAATATTATGATGTTCGCCCACGAAATTCTGTTTATGAAAAAATAAAAAATTCAACATCTTTAGATGAATTGAGGAATTTATTTTCAAAAGACTATGAGTTTAAGGATAATGTAAGAAATAATTTTTGTGGTGATGAAGAAATTGATGGAATAATAGAAGTTTTATGTATTTTGAATGGGGGGTCTAATGAAGGGCATTTAGGAAAAGAAAGCTGTAATTGGCATAGAAGTGTATTATCTAATTTAACAATTGACACCAATTTACTTGACTTAATACCTGGACTTAAAGAAAAGGCATTAAAATTAAAAAGAATAAGTAGTGCGAATAAAATAAAATCAAATTTTGAAAATACTCAAACAAACATTGAAAAAAACAAATCAACAATAAGTGCTGACCAGTATATATCAAAATTAAATTATAGTGATGTTGGTTATGATAATGTTGATGCTGGTGGTAGTATGAAAAAATACTCTGAATCTTTAGCAAAAGAAGACCCAAATGAAGTAGAATCATTAGTAAAAGGCTTGATTAGTAGGTTCAAAAATTTGATGACAACCAAAGTAAATAAAGAAATAAGTCGGGCTGGTATGAGCGAAAGTTGGGCATATTGGGATGTTGGTAAACAACTTTATTTTTATAATAATCCTGAAGAAAGTAATTATAAACTTGGAAATCCTTTAACCGACAAATGGATACAACAAAGTATTATTAACAGAATGATTGGTTGGGAAGTTACAAATGGTGGAAAAAAACCTAATGGTGATAAATATTCTTCTAAAGAATTAGCAAATATTGGAGAAACTTATTTATAAAAATTATTGTAAAATTACAAATACAAGAAATCCCATTTATATAAATGGGATTTTTTATTTTATGGGGTATTTATTATTATGAAAATGGTAATAACAGAATCACAGTATAAACGATTGATTAACGAATCGGGGATTAGAAATATTAATGAATTAGCAAAACGTTACAAAAAGGCTAAAATTTATTTTCATCAGGATTTAGATGGTGTTACCACTGCGATAGGAATGAAAAGTTATTTAGAAAACTACGGGATTAAAGTAGTTGATGCCGAAGTCATTCAATACGGAGATAAAGAATTTTCAGTTAAGAAACCCGATGCTAGTGGTGATGTGATGCCGGTTTTGGTTGATTTTGCTCATGGTAAACCCATGTTTGTTATTCATACGGACCACCACGATACACAAGCTGGCGTTGAACCAGAAACATCCACAAGTTTTAAATCTTCAAGATCGAACATAGAAACAATATCACAAATTGTATCACCAAAAGACATATTTCCAACAGAAGATATTAATATCATATCAACGGTAGACTCTGCAAATTTTGCGGTTAACAAAATATCACCTGAAATGGTTATGAACTACTTACTTAAATTTGATAAGGATAGTAGTTTAAAATCAAACAAGTTTTTAATGGGATTAGTTGCAAATAAATTATTATTGGCATTTAAAAACAAACCAGAGTTTTTAGAACAGATAGTATTAAATGCTCAACCATCACTTTTAAGTATTTTAAATAACATTAAAAAACAAATATCAACTAAAGGGTATGCAAGTACCGAAGATTTGGTTAAAAACCAAGCAAATTATATTGAAAAACAAAAAGAGAATCCAAACGTAACAAGAGTGGGTAGTATTATTGTACAGTATGGTGGTGGGTCTATGATTAAACCTGGTTCTTATGATAGATATACACCATTTAAAAACAACCCTGATGCTGACTTTATTGTTATTGCTTGGCCATTAGGATTAGTACAGGCTTCTTGTAACCCATTCAAAGAGGATAGGGCATTAAAGGGTATTGATTTAGGTGAAATGAAAAATGAAGTATTGGGTAAATTTGAAAGTGAATTAAAAGGAATGAAGATTACATTTGGAACGCTTAAAAGACTATCTGAAATACAAGCCGAATACGAGTCAGTTGGGTTCACACTAAAAGATTTAATTGCCATATACGGAAGTAGAGAATCATTTAATGCAAACGCCGATGATAAGCTATTAACTATTATTGGTAATATTTCTGAAAAACTTTATAGAAACTTAACAGATAAACAAAAAGACTTATTGGATAGAATTACGGTTAATGGTTGGGATGTTATAAATGCTAATTCAGGTGGACATAAATGTATTACAAACATTTCAGGTATTAGTTATCTACATAGAAATAAAAAAGAAGAGGTAGTTGTGTATGACGATAATCGATTAACTGCTATTAGTGATTACAAAGGTAATAATAGTTTTGTAAAAGATATTAAATCAAAACTATCTAAATATAAAAGACTATCTGACCCACAAATACTTGCGGCTATGAGACAAATAGAAAAAGAAGGTACAACTACTCAAGTAGTTGCTACGGATAATATCACATCTTATGTTCAATTAACTAAAGCGATACAACAAGAATTCGTTAAAGTTTTAAATGATTATATTAATAAAGGGTAGTACTAATAAGGTCACCCTCTTTGATATTAGAGTCATGACAGGTACCTCCTTGAAGTTCTAATATGTAATTACCATAACCGGAGTATTCCTCACAAGACGACTCAACCTCACAAGGTAAACAATCATGATGTATTTTTGTAATAGTATCGTCATCAATCATAACAATGTCTAATGGTATTAGACATTCATACATGTGAAAAATTTGTTCAGATTTGTTTGGCATAATAAAAAACATACCATTAAAATTCATGTTGAACGTTTTATTTTTCATTCCATCTGTAATTGAGTTTGGTGTAACGCAAACCTTACATTTAAACATATTATCATTAATGAAAATATTCATACTAATAAATACCTAAAAAAATTAAAAAAAAATAATAATTTGTGTTTTTTTGGTTAACAGACGTATATTTATATATACCCTCAAAAAATCAAAATTTTTTTACCGGTCGTTTGACAAATCAAAATAATAGATTTAGATTTGTAAAAAAATTAGGAAATGTCCTAATTAATTAATTGAAATATTAACCTTTAAAAAAAAACTCTTTTTATGAGTGAAACATTAGTTGTTGAAAATTTAATATTTTCTTACTATGGGTCTGACGGGAAAAAGTATTATACGCCAAGTGCTGAATTTGCAACTGCACAGGCTCGTAGATACGGAACTGAAGATGTGTTTGTAGAAAAAAATTAAAAAAAGTTCACAAGGTACTTGACAGATTAAAATAAATGTCTTAACTTTGTAAAACAAATCGGAAAAGTCCGAAAAGTTCTTTGAAATTATAACCGATCGAAGTGATCGACTTGAATTAAGTAAGAGATTAACCCCCCTTTCTTTAAGAGTAGTTGACATGAAGGTCTTGGGCCGTGTATAGTCCATAAAATAAACTATGAAAGTAGGATAAAGTGAGTCGGAAGTGTAACTGATTTGCGGTTTGGGTAACCGAACTTGAGTACACAAGCGGGATACCGTTTAATCTTGAGTACCGAGGGCAACGCTGTAGGGAAACTGATTAGACGAATTGGCAATGTGGGTTGTCAATTTGAGGTGGGAACACCAATAGGAATAACCCGTAGGGATATTGCAAAAAATGAGGTTATCCAATTTCATTATTGCGTGTTCCAGTATCAGAGGGTACTTAAAACCGAAAGGTATGTTAATGTACGGGTGGTGCCGTTATTAACCTTAACCGACTTCTACCAAGGGGTTAGTTTCGAAGTAGTCTTGAAATATTGAAATGGGGACATTTCACGGAGTTGTTTGGTATTTTGTTATTCAAAAGATAATGAAGCTTAAGACGGACCACAACTTTGATCAATCCACGACACAAAAACTTTTATGGAAAAGATAAAACTTATAACTAAAAAGCAAAAGTGTCCGTCACGATATAACGGAAGTTACCCACCTATTCACTGGCTGTCAGTGGAACGTGATAACCGCAAGTTTGACCGTATTTTTATGAAAAATCTCTAGGTCG